ACTTCTTTGGTATCACCAGACTTTGGAGTTTTGCAAATATTAATTGGTGCTAACTTTCTAGTAGAATCATAATTAATTCCTTTCATTTCAAATGCAATTCTTGGCAATTGAATCTGAATCTCAGATTTTCCATCTAATTGCGGTTCTGCTTCAATTCTTGCAAGAAATTTTTCTCTTGGTCCATATGCAAGAGGTACTTTAATAGTTTGAACAATGTTTCCATTGTTGTCAACTCTTCTTAATTCAATATTATTGAATAGAGTTCCAAACCCAACAATAGTTTTACGAATAATTTCGTGATAGAAATGTTTACCTAACATCAGAATACTCCCATATTTCCATATTCACCGAATGGATTTTTTTCATTCCAATCAATGATTTTGTCACCTTGTTGCTCAAACCATTCGTTTTCAGCATCAGGATCATTTTCTTTTTGTATAGTACTGAATGAGGTGACAGTCCATTCAGCACCAGTTTTTGCGCCAACTAACGTATCGTTATCAACGAAAGTTCCCACAATATTAATTAATTCTAGTTCTTTGTTAGTACCATCATATCTAGTAACTTCACCTTTTGGTTCAGATGGAGATCTTTGTATTGTAATAGTTGGTGCTGTAGTATAACCAGAACCTGGATTCGTAATATTTATAGAAGTTACCTTGCCACCAGTAAGAACTGCAGTTCCAGTTGCTCTTACACCTGAAGTTGGAGCAGATATAGTTACAGTCGGGACAGTTGTATATCCTTCTCCAAGTCTTCTAACTTGAATACCAGTTACTGATCCCAGAGTTATTGATGTTGTAGCAACTGCAGATTTTGATGACCCGTATACAAGTTCTCCAGTTTTAAAAGATTGTCTATTTGCAATAGTTGCAATTGCTGCCGCATTAGAACCAGTGCCAGTGAATGACACAATAGGAGCAGTAAGATAACCAGCTCCTGGTTCAGTTAGATTAATTGAACTAATTGATCCATTAGTTGTAACACTAACAGTTGCTTTAGCTCCTGCACCAGGACCACCAATTGTAACTATAGTATTTCTTCCGTAACCAGTTCCTGCGTTCGTTAGGTATACAAATTTAATACCATCAATGAGTTTGAATACAACTGAATATCCAGAGTCTCTAGTAACGTCATCAATTTCTTTGACACCAGTATCAAATCTCTCATCAGAGAACTCCATGGTCTCTGCAATGAGTTGATATGTTTGAATGGCATCAAGTTGTCTAAATGGTTTTTCGTGTTCAACAAACTTGATTTGGAAAAATTGTTGAGTGAGAGGAAAATAAATTACATCTCCTTCATTTGGTCTTTTAGAAGACACAAGATTATTTGAGGATGATACAAGATCTTGCCATCTTCTCTTTGAAATTATAAAAGTTGCTTCATCAGAAATTCTTACACCAAACTTAGATAGAAGAGTCCCATCTCCCTCAAATCCTTCGAAGTTAGAAAGATACATTTCAATGAGGTAATTCTCATCAAATTTTGAAAGTATATCTTCTCTGAAGATTCTATCTTTTTTAACTATTTCTCTTGGTAGATAATATACGTCATGACCATAGATCTTCAAAGACTCTATGATTAGATCTTCATAAAGTCTTTGTTCTGGCAAAGTACCATTTGTGAAATAGACATTCTTAGCCATATCAACCTACACAGTCTAATGGTGGGAGTTCATACGTAGTAGACATTTCTTCGAGTAATTTATCCAGTTCTTGAACGGCATCATCATAAATTTGTCTACCATTAAACTCTACACCTCCAGGTAATTTAATACCTTGGAACTTCATCAAGTTTTGTCCCCACTGTTTTTTAATGGAAGATGTTAAATGCTTCTTAACAAAAATTTCATTGTAAATTTTTGGCCAGGTTACTGGATCCAATGCCCTGTAACATTCAATAACCAAGTAATCATTTGCAGCAACTCTCTGCCAGTCAACGTCAACATATATTCTATTCTGAACTTTGTTATATCTGATTACTTTCTTACCTTCAAGAAGGAATTGCAAAGTTTCCAAATATGTCAACGTCATTGTCAAATTTAAAATGTCATACGCATAAAAATTATAAAAATCATTCAGGAAGAACTGATATCTAAAACCAAACATACTGTTTACGTATGTGTTGGCAATAGGCATGATATTTTCTACACCAATAATATGATCTGGCAAAGTAAAATAACCCCTACCCTCTTCAAACGAAAGAGACCTAGGAGGTGTTGAATTATTTTGATCGGTTACTATAGTTGAAGTATTTCTTTTTCTACCGTTTTCAATATCTTCTTCGGTAAATTTATACTTCAACATAACTCTTTCAACACCATTATAAACTCTCTCATTGTAGAGTTGAATGGTGTCATCAATTAGATCTTCTATTTGATCGTCGTCAACGTTGATTTCAATTACAGGCTTACCTAACTTTCGTAAGCAGTATTCTTTAAGTTGCGACCTGCTGCTTGGTTTTGCCATTATTTTGCTTTACTGGTGGAGTTTCATCAAATGTTCCGCCATCATTAACTTTTTCAGGAGAACTCTGCAGTTGTTGCACCACAGAGTTCAAATACATTACCTTTGATTCTAGCATAATATTTTGTTGAGTAAGTTGATTAATCTTGTTACTCATTACTTGCATCAAAGTGTTTGCTTCATCAGGACTCATAATTACCTCAGTTTTTAATTATTTATCAGTAAGTGCCACCGTCAATTGTAGTTGTCCAAAGTGGAACACCAGATGCATTAACAGTCAAAATTTGATATGAAGTTGTTGCATCCGAAGTTCCAGCAGCTGCAGTTGTGGTGAGTCTCTTATATTGATCAAAGAATGGAATACCTTTGTTGATACCAATTTCTAGTTTGGTGGTATTGAAGTATGCACTACCAACAGTTCCAGTAAATACTTGTGAAGTATTGGTTGCGTCTGGGATATATGTGAAGTAGTAAGTAGTTACATCTTCCGCAATACCAGACTCATCATAACCAAAGAATCCAGTCTTTAGTGATCCATTAAAATACTTAAACTCAATACCACGATCTTTGTTGTCGTCAGCACCTTGAGTAAAGGTTAGAATCTTTGGAGAAGTATTAGTACTTGCTGCAATACCAGCAGTAAGGTTTGCACTAAGAGTAATTGTCTTAGTTCCCGTGTTGATGGATGAAATTGTAGTTCCATTGGGAATTGCAGCATTACCAGATACAATATCACCAACATTTAGTCCGTCTACACTATCAAGAACAACATTAGATTGTCCACTCGAAGCAGCAGATACTACAGTCTTCTCTGAAATACTATCACCAAGAGTAAATACTGGATCATTTACTGTCATTACAGTTGAGTTAACTGTAGTTGTAGTACCAGAAACTTGTAAGTTACCACGAACAACTACGTTACCACCCTGATCACCACCTGCTGGATATGGGTCAATAGTAATGGTCTGAGCACCAGCATTATCACTATAGATTGTTGAACCAACAATTCTCAAATCACCGAAATCAACTTCTGTCGATGCATTACCGATGTTTAGATTTTGCGCTGCACCAGCAAAGTTTACTGTAGTAGACGTTGTATTGATGAGGTTAAATGTTGTGGTAGATGCAGTAAGATCCCCACCATCAATGTTAACATCACCATCCACATCCAAGTTATTGTTTACATTTGTAGTACCAGTAGCAGCACCAATTTCTATAGTAGTTGCTGCACCAGCAAAGTTTACTGTAGTAGCGTTTGTGTTTACCAGGTTGAATGTAGATGTGGAAACGGTTAAGTCACCCCCATCAATGTTAACATCACCATCTACATCAAGGTTGTTATTGACGTTAGTGGTTCCAGTCGCCGCACCGATCTCAATAGTGGTTGCTGCCCCAGCAAAGTTTACTGTGGTTGCATTGGTATTAACAAGATTGAATGAACTAGTTGAAACGGTAAGATCGCCACCATCGATATTAACATCTCCGTCAACATCAAGATTATTATTAACGTTAGTAGTACCAGTAGCAGCACCAATTTCGATAGTGGTTGCTGCCCCACCAAAATTAATTGTGGTAGCAGTACCATTTAGAAGATTAAATGAAGTTTGATCAGTGGTGATATCACCACCCTTTACTTGTAAGTCTAGATCTACTACTAAGTTGTTATTAACGTTAGTAGTACCAGTAGCAGCACCAATTTCTATAGTAGTACCAGCACCAGCAAAGTTTACTGTAGTAGCGTTTGTGTTTGCAAGGTTAAATGTGCTAGTAGAAACCGTTAAATCTCCGCCGTCAATATTAACGTCTCCGTCAACATCAAGATTATTATTAACGTTAGTAGTACCAGTAGCAGCACCAATCTCTACAGTAGTTGCCGCACCAGCAAAGTTAACAGTTGTAGCGTTTGTGTTGAGTAAATTAAATGTAGTTTGGTTGGTAGTTAAATCACCACCATCAATATTGAGATCATTATCGATGTCTACGTTCGCAGTGCTAATGGTGAGTAGTTCAGATCCATTATTAGTATCAATATCTACATACTTATTGGTTCCTTCTTTGATGATAAAAGCATCTGATTTATTATCTTCAATAATAATGTTTACAGATGCAATATTATTACC